ATTGATAAGTTACAGCATCACGATTATGAGTTTGTATCTAACTCTAACCAAGCTTATATAAAATCAAAAGATAAAGTTATACCAGTAAATGTTTACATAGGTGTGGACTTAGCATACGAAGCAAATGCAAACAATGACTATCAAGTTATTATGGTTACAGCTATTGATAGTGAAAAAAATTATTACATATTAGAATATTATCACGATCATTTACCTTTATATGAAATGCCACAAAAAATATTTGAGATTGCAAAACAATACAATCCAGTTAGAAGAGTTAATGTAGAGCATGTAGGTGCTCAAGGTATTATCAAAGACTCTGTAAACAATATGAGTGGGTTTGATAGAAAGATGACACCTGGAATAGCTAGAGGAGTTAGACCACCTCATGGTATTAAAAAAGAAGATAGAATAGAATCTACACTTTGTCCTATTGTAAATCGTGGTAAACTGTTTCATAGAAAAATACATCAAGAGTTAGTAGACGAAATGTTTCACTTTCCAAAAGGAAAGAATGATGACTTGTTAGATGGTCTTTGGTATTCTATTGTAAATGCTAGAGCACCTTTAAGTAAAAGTTTTAACTCTGATAATTTTCAAGCAAACAATGATAATAGTCGAAAGAAAAAACAAAAATCTGTATTAAGAAGTTGGATTACTGGGCAAAGAAGATAAAAAAATACTTGACAAAAAGCATAAAACGTATTATATTATATAATATATATTTAGGAGTCCGACTATTAACTACGTAGAAACATTTGCTGAGCATAATGAAGCACAGCGAAATAGAGACTTATTCAGAAGGTATAGAGATGCTAGAGCAAACTGGGATACAGAAGCCAGAGATGCTATAGATTTTGTTTTAGGAAATCATTACTCATCAGAAGAATCAGAAATGCTTCAATCTGTTGGTCAAGGTGATTTTATTATAGATAGAGTTTATGCTGCTGTAGATAAGTTAAAATCTTTACTAACATCAAGAAATCCAAAGTTTACTGCAGTTGCCAGAGAAGATTCTGATTATAAACTATCAAATGTTTGGCGAACCATATTAGAATACATTTGGGATATATCAAACTGCAATACACATTTTAAACAAGTTGTTCACGACTATTCAGTATCTGGCATAGGATACTTTTATGTTTATGTTGACCCAGAATCAGATTTTGGTAGAGGGGATGTTAAGATTACTGGTGTTAGTCCTTTTCGTGTTTATGTAGACCCAGCATCTAGAGATAGACATTATGCTGATGCATCAGCTATAGTTCTTTCTACTATACTTACAAAAGATCAGTTATTAGGATTATATCCAAAGTTAGAAGAAATTATTGATAGCATTGATAGCTCAACAGATGAGGAAGATTATCCTACATCTAAAAGAAAAAACTCTTCATCTTCTTTTACTCCTGATGTAGTTAAAGATTATGATAGTGATGGTTATGAAAAATATAAAATATTAGAAAGATTTGAAAAAATTAAAGTTCCTTTTTATAGATTATTTAATAAGGAAACACAAGAAGAAAAGATAGTTGATTTAGATTCTTTTCAAAAAATTCTGTCTGAAAACTCTCATTTGATAGAATCGGGACTGGTTGAAGCAGTCGAGGTTATGCAAACTCGTATAAAACATGTGGCTACAGTTGGACAAATACTGCTTTATGAACAAGTGCTAAATACTGATATATACCCTATTATACCAGTCCCAAATATTTGGACAAACACTCCTTATCCAAAGTCCGATGTAAATAAGGTTAAGGATTCTCAGAGACTAATTAATAAATTATTTTCTTTAACTTTAAGTCATGCACAAGCTTCTGCTGGTTTAAAACTTTTAGTTCCAGAGGGTAGTGTTGATGATATTGGTCAGCTAGAAAGAGATTGGGCAAACCCTAATGCTGTTATTGAGTTTAATCCAGAGTTTGGAGAACCTCATTATCCAGCACCCCAAGCTTTATCTTCTGAGTTTTACGCATTAATTAGTAGAGTAGAAAATTATATAGATTTAAATTTTGGTATACCAGAGTTGTTACAAGGATTTAGAAGTGGTGCTGCTGATACAGCTAGAGGTACATACTTATTGCAAGAAATGGGAGAATCAAGAGGAAGATCTAAATTAAGGGATATAGAGGGAAGCTTAGATGTTCTTGGTAGATGTGTTTATAACTTTGCTAAAGGACATTATAGTTTTAAAAAGACTTTTAGAATAGTGCAACCTAATAATGACATTACAGAATTTACTGTAAATAACAGACTTTACGATGATAAGTCTAAAGAATTACAGTCTATAGATAATGATATATCATTAGGTCAGCACGATATTCGGATAGTATCAGGTTCAACGCTACCATCAAATAAGATGGCTGAGTACAATATGTATTTAGATGCTTATAAGTTGGGCTTGGTAGATGATGTCGAGGTTTTAAAGAAAACTGAAATCTATGACAAAGAAGGTGTTCTGCAACGAAAAGGTACTATGAATCAGATGCAGTCATACATTAAACAACTTGAGCAAGAGGTTAAAAAGTTGCGTGGTGATTTACAAACTTCTGAGCGTGAAATGATTAACGCTAGAAAACAAACCATCACTCAAAAGTTCAAAAGCGGATTAGATAGTGTAATGGGTGAGCTAAAAGAAAAAGAAAGAAAAAATCTCAATAGGTTGGAAAATGTAATCGACAAAGCTGATTTGCAGGCTAGATTCGGACAAAGGCAAGAACAAGGCATATTGGGTGCCGAAGAAGGCGTTGAAGGTTAACAATATAGAGTCAAGTCTTACCTAGGATATCGAAAGGTATTGCCAAAGTTAGAGTAAGAAGATTCAGAAAGGAATAAAATGGAAGACCAAACAACAGAAAAAGTAGGAAATACTTACGAGGATAAATTAGTACAAGACAGAAAAGGTCTGGATGTTACTATGCCAGATGTTGAAGTTGTATCTAATGAACCACAAGAACAAGTAGCTGAAGAGTCAGAGCAAGAACAATATAGGACTCCAAGCGAAATAACTGCTGAAGGAAATGAAGAACAGATTGATTATGCTACTGATTGGGAACAAGAAAGTAGAAAATTTCAATCTATGTATGATAAGCAAAAAGCTGAGTTTGATGCATTAAGTTCTCAAATTAAACCTTTACAGCAATTACAATCTGTTTTAGAATCTAGACCAGATGTGGTTCAAGCATTACAACAGCAACTCGAAGGAAAGCCTACACAAAATAATGAAACTAAATCTCAAGATAATATTGTAGATGAAAATTCATTTGACCCATGGGAAGCCTATTACAAACCTGACTCTCCATCGTACAAGTTACGTGTAGAGAAGGAAAAGGCTTTGGTTAATGAAGCTGTTTCTGAACAAATGGCTGGAATCCAAAGTCAAGTTGCTATGCAAAATCTTAAGACTGAGTTAAAAGGCAAGTATGGTATGAATGATGATAAAGAAGTAGATGACTTTATTAATTTTGCTATGACACCAAGAGATCAGCTACCAGTTGATTTTCTTATTAATGTTTATAGACAATTTTATAATAAAGGAGAAAATGCTCCCTCATCAGAAAACATACAAGCTGTAGCTGAAACTCAAGCTATGCCAAGATCTGCTGGCGTTTTACAAGGTGGAGAACCTAATGTAAAAAGCGAGTTAGATGTTTCTTGGGATAGAATCTTAAAAGCTGGCAACGCTGGAAGATTACTTTAAAATAAATGAATAATGGAGAACATTAAAAATGTCTGTTACAAAAGGGATAAAACTCTCTAGCGATATTACTGCTGCAGCCACTAGTGCTGGTGTAGGACAAGCTCCAGATAGAAGACGGTTATACGATTTTAGTGATCGAGTTGCTGAATTGGCTCCAGAAGAATCGCCATTCTTCGTATACCTTTCGCAAGTTGCTAAATCGCCTACTGATGATTCAGTATTTCGCTATCTAGAGAATAGATCAAAAATAAACATGACAACAAGAAACTTTTTAATTGCAGCTGCTGTTGGAACTGTTGCTGCTGAAGGTAGTTACACTTTTGTTGTAGATGCTGATACAGCTACTGGTGGTGTTGATTCTGGTGGAGCTGCAGTTGACTTTCTAATTAAAGGGATGGTATTTGTTGTTAACACAACTACTGGTTCTGAAACTAGTGGTTATGCTCAAGCAATGGTAAGAATTGAAACTGCTCCAGTTTCTGGTTCTGTTAGCACTAGCTTTACTGGTAAAGTTATAAGCTTGTCAAATTCTAATGTTTCTGGATACAATAGTATTGCTGATAATGATGTATGTCAAGTTATTGGTACTGCTTTTGCTGAAGGAACTGCATCGCCTGATACTTTTTCAACTGAAATCGAAGATGACTTTGGTTTTACTCAAATCTTTAAAACTTCTTGTGAGTTATCAAACACAGCTATTGCAACACGTTATCGTGGATATGCAAATGAGTTTGAAAGAATTTGGGCAACTAAGTTACGTGAACATAAAGTAGACATTGAGCGTGCAATGTTATTTGGACAAAAAGCTCGTGTTGGTGGTGTTCAGTATACTGAAGGTCTAGTTGGTCATATTGTAAAAAATGCAAACCCAACAACTGATGATTCTGCTTTTACTTACTCATCTGGCGTTCCTTACTATCGTAGTGTTGCTCAAGCTGAGTTAACTTATGATAGATTGCTTGCTGACTTAGAGGTTATCTTTGATCCAGCAAGGGGTGGTTCTGCAGATAGATTGGTGCTTGCATCATTACCAGTAATTACTTTCTTTAACAAGTTAGGCGATGGTGCTTTTATGGATGCATCTATGGGTGCAAGTGGTTCAATTAATCGTTACAACTTTGAAGAAAGACAAGGTCAGTTTGGTCATAAGATCATGACTATTGATACTGTTCATGGAACAATGCACTTGGTTAAAGAACCATTGTTTAGAGGTCTTTCCTCTGGTTTTATGTTGATGGCTGATATGAGTAAGTTAATGTATAGACCATTAGTTGGTAATGGTTTAAATCGTGATACTCATATTATTACAAACGTACAAAATTCAGATGAAGACTTACGTAAAGATATGGTTATTACCGAAGCTGGTCTTGAAGTTACACTTCCTGAGTGTCATGCACTCTATGAAGTAGAAAGTGTATAAGGAGTATAAGTATGTTAACTGATTATTTAAATGAGAATAGTGGTGTTAGCGATCTTGCTTCAAAATACGAAGTCATAAACGCTGCAAGAACTTTAACTGCAGCAGACTCTGGAAAAGTATTTGGAGTAGAGCAAGATAGTGCTTATGAGATAACATTGCCTTTAGCAGCAGCTGCTGGTCAAGGCTGGAACTGTAAGTTTATTCTTACTCAAGTTGCAGCTAATGCAGTAACTATTGCTAATAATACTAGTGAAGATACAATTGTAGGAATGACTGCTGGTGGTGATGGTGGTGCAGGTAGTTCAGCAGAATCAGCTGTAGATGAAATTGTATTTATTAGTGGTGCACAGCTAGGCGATACAGTAGAGCTTTTTTGCAATGGAACTAATTACTTTGCAAAAGCAATGGCTCATGACGTTGCTCATATCACAATATCATAATCCGAATAAATAAGGATTGACAGTATGGATACTGTGGGGCTATCAATAAAAGGTAGCCCCAAAAATCCAAAAAGAAAAGGAATAGTAAATGGCTAATTATAATTCAAGTAATACAAACGTAAAAGTTTTTGTTAATGATCCAAAAGGTGGAGATAAAAGCAGTGCATCTGGTCATATAGCAAAAGAAATTTATGATTACATTGTTTCATTAGATTCTACTGATAATGCAATTATTTCAATATCTCATTGTCCTATGAATGGAGAAAGAGTTATGACTATGGTGGTATCTGGATCGTGAGCATTTGTCAACATTGCAATAAACCTAATAAAGAAAACTGGTTCTATTGTAGATCATGTGGGAAGAGAGCGTCTGCTCCTAAGTTTACAACAAATTCTTTTATGAGAAGCGATATAGCTAAAAGAACTGATATAGAATTTGGTACTATGGATAGACAAAAAAGTATTGATAAAATGAGAGACCAAGCCTGGAAGTTCGATGCGTAGATTTGGTAAGGGTTTAAAAACAGTATCCAGTTGCACAATGACTGGAGGAAGGAAAAACAAAAATGTATCACGGCAAAATGAAAAACGGCAAAATGAAAAAAGCCAAAAAAAAGAAAAAAAAAGTTAATAAGAAAAAAAGAGTAATGTAATAAATGGCAACTTTTAGTGCACAAGTAGTAGATTTAATAGGTACGTTTAGCGATGAAAATGCATTAGACACCTTTATAACAGAAGGTGCTAATGAAGTTATAAATGCTATGCCTCGTTCTATGTTAGAGCGAGTTGCAGAAGAGACATCTGTTACTGATGGTACCACAACTTCTGAAGGTCATAAAATATTACATGTGCTTAGAAATGATGGCACTATAGATCAGCCATGTAGATTTGTTCCTGCGTTTAAAAGAGGTAGGATACAAGATTCTTCTGATATGGAATTTGCTACTGCAACTGATCCAGCTTATTATATACAAGATGGAAAGATAAATATATTTCCAAATGGTAATGGTTTAATGGTTTCAGTTCCTACTTACAATCAACTTTCACCATTAGATGCCAGCAACCTACAAACTATAACTAACTTTCCAGATGAGTGTGAATACCTTGTTACTTTATATGCAGCTATAAAAGCATTAAATCAAAATTTATCTGCTTTGCATAGTAATTCTGATATTACAACTGCTTTAACTGCTGTAAATACAGAAATAGATGAAACACTTACTATTGCAGATTTAATAAATACTCAAGTAGATGCAGCTGTTGTAGAGATAGCTGAAACTGTTACTAATGTAGATGCATCTGTAGATACTGCCTTAGCAGCTATGACAACTGCAGCTGGCAGAATAAATACAGCTGTTGGTCTTGCTAATGCTGAGTTTGATAAGGGTGATGCTTTATTAGATCTAGGAGAAACAGATACTGAAAGTGCAATTAATACAAACTTAACATCTTTAGCACAAGCGATAACTAATGCTGGAACTGAAATAGGTTTAGCAAAAACAGAAGCTTTAGAAATAGCTACATTAACAGATTCTGCATCTGGAAGTTCAGCTTTTAATACGGCAGTCGATGCTATTAACACAGAGCTTGATAAGGTTGATGAAATTATTAATTTAGCAAACGAAGAATTTGATGAGGTTGCTACTCAAACTGCTGGAAGTAAAGACTCTCCGATTACAGATGCATTTACAGAATTTGATAAAGTAAATGCTCTTTTAACCCTAGGCGAAACAGATACTGAAGGAGCTATAAATACTGCATTAACAGCAATAAAAACTGAATTAGATGAAACTCAACTAGTCTGTGATTCAATTAATACTCAGGTAGATTCTGCTGTAACTGAACTAACAGAAGCAGCTGCTCTTGTTGATGCAGGTATAGACACAGCAGTTGCATCAATTCATATAGCTAACGATAGAGTAAATACAGCTGTTGAGCTAGCCAATGCTCAATTTGATAGTGCAGTAACTGCAAATACAGCAGAAGATATAGAATTAGCATCATCTCATGTAAACGCTGGAAGTGGTTTTATATCTGAAGCTCAAGCTAGTCTTTCAGAAGCTCAAGGTTATATTGGAGAAGTGTCTGCTAGAGTAAATCAAACTAATGGTCAGGTGAATGTTGCTAGTGGTTATTTATCTGCTGCTCAGGGATATTTAAATGAAGTGCAAACAAAAATTAATATAGCATCTGGATACTCTAATGAAATACAATCTAGGCTTTTACAAGCCCAGGCTAAAAGAGATGAAGCTCAAGCTAGGATTGCTAGTGGAGCTGCATACTTATCAGAGGCTGATGCATTAGCTAAGTCTGGTAATTTATTTTTACAAGAAGCTAAAACTAGAATAGAACAAGCTCAAGGTTATGCAGTAGAAATAAATGCAAGAGATAATTTTACTACTGCAAAAACAAAAGCAGTTCAATCTTATATAAATACAGCAAATACTTTTTTAGCACAAGCATCTTCTTTTTCTACTGAAATACAAAATAGACTTGCTCAAGCTCAAGCTAAAAGAGAAGAGTCTAACTCTAGAATACAATTAGGTAGTTCTTATTTATCAGAAGCAAATGCAGCTGTTAATGAAGTACAAGCTTATGGTAATGAAGTTTCTCAAAGATTAGCACAAGTTGGGGCTCAAGGTAATGTAGCTGCAAGTTATATAAATGCTGCAACTGGATATGCTAATGAGATTCAATCTAAAATAAATATAGCATCTGCATATGCCAATGAAGCTCAGGTAAGATTAAATATAGATAGCACAGAGTATCAATGGTATGAAAGACAGCAAACAAAATTACAAGCTGATTACGACAGAGGTATTCAGATATTGAGAGCATCATAATGGCTTTAACTGCTGTAACATTAAATACAAGTCCTGGTCTTAGTCAAGTTACTTTGAATACAAGCCCTAGCTTTACTCAAGTTACTTTAAATACTAGTCCATCTTTTACTGGTGTTACTTTAAATACATCTCCTAACTTTACTGCTGTTACTTTAAATACAAGTCCATCGTTTATTTTATCTGGTTCTTTTTTAGATGCTAGTAATAATTGGGAAAATGAAACTAGAACTTGGACTCAAATAGGTATGCTTGGAAAGGATTCTGACTAATGGCTGTACACAGTTTAACAGTAAAACAAATTTTATCTAGAGTAAGGCAAACTTTTCCTGATGCTCCAGAAACTTATGTAATTAATTTAATTAACGAAGCTCTTGTGGAACTTGGTAAATATAATACTAAAATAGAATATGCAAAGCTTAGTACTGTAGCTGATCAACAATGGTATACACTTAGTGATGCTAATGCTGGTGTAGAAATAAATAAAGTTTATAGATTAGATTTTATGGATTCTGCTGGAGACTATACAAAGATACCTAGATTAATTAATAATGAAATACAAACAACGGACATAGACTAATGGCTAGTAGTTATAATAGACCAGAAGATTTTATAGCTTGGTATATCGTTGGCGATCACCTTGCTATCGTTACAACAAAAGGTAGCGATTCAGATACTGTTCATCAAAATTTAGGAGATTATAAACCTATAGATGAAGCAGTAACCAATGGTGTTTTAATACACTATTCTGGAGAACCTAATGCTGTATCTGCATTAACAGATACTCCAGATATTGATAATAGCATGCATACTGCTTTGATTGATTATGTAAAATTTAGACTGTACCAAGATAGAGCTGGTACAACAAGTGATGGCAATATTGCTTCTGTTGCTATGACTATGGCTAGAGCTCATGAAAATAAATATAATGAGCTAACCAAGAGATATGGTATGAAGAAGCGTGATAAGACTGGTGCACCAAGAAGAGTGATGCCAGCAGATTTAAGATAATGGTCTTTGAGACGGTGGTGGAGGTAATAGGAGTTTAATATGGCTGGATTCCCAAAATTTCAAACAAAAGAAGTTCTAAATAAAGTTTTGAACTCTGGAGAAGATGCGTTAAAAGTAGATATAGATAACGTAACTTTAAAAACAGAAGGTTCAGATATAACTATAGAGGTGCATACTGACAAAGCTGAAGACAGTATGTTAGTATTCAGTAATACTACTAAAGATGGTAGTGGTACTAGTTATGTTCCTTTAGTAGATAGTGATGGACATTTACAATTAGATGTTCTTTCAAGTGCTTTGCCTAGTGGAGCTGCTACTGCAGCTAATCAAGCAACTATTATAGGTCATGTAGATGGGGTAGAAACTCTAATTACATCTACTAATACTAAGCTAGATACTTTAGAAACGACAGCAAACGCATTAGAAACATTACTAACTGGCATAGATGCTGATACCAATGCTATAAAAATAGATGCTGCTGCAATGGAAGCTTTGTTAATTACAATAGACTCTGACACTAGTGCAATAAAAACTGCAGTTGAATTATTAGACAACTCTGTCGATGGTAACTATTTAAATGTTAATAATAATATAGCTGGTACTGACATAGTTGGAGGTGCAGGCACTGTGGCAGCTGGTGTGCAAAGAGTTACATTGGCATCTAATGATCCAGCTGTTACTTTGCTTGGCACAATAGATTCTGATACCAATGATATAAAAACTGCAACAGAGGGAGCTCAAGCATCTTTAGCTGATATGATATATGGAACTGCAGTTGCTATAGATATAAGTAGTGGCAATCATACTTCTTTGAGTCATAATGCTTTATATGTTGGAACTGGTGGAAATGTTAAAGTTAATATGGGCACAAGTGGATCTGGCATTACTTTTAGCAATGTAGCAAGTGGTCAAATATTACCTATACAAATAACTCAAGTATATCAAAGTGGTACAACTGCTAGTAATATGGTGGCATTAAAAGAATAATGATTACCTGGGTTAGAACACAACTAAACTTTTTAAAGTCAATATATGACGTTATTTGGAATATTACTCAACTTAACTGGGAAGAAGATAATGTTAAGTGGGAAGAACATACGGGATAAAAAATTATGGCAAGTTTAAATGGACAAACAATAGCAAGTAGTTACGAGCAACTACTTCACGTAGATAGAGATGGTGGAGGTAATGGAACTACTCATGTATCTATAAAAGATGGAGACAATGATACTACCTTTGGGTTTACGATAGCTACCGATGCTTTGATGATGACTAGCACCAATCGTTTAGAGTTTGGTGATAATGCTTCATACATACATCAATCAGCCGATGGAGTTTTAGATTTAGTATCTGACACAGAAATAGAATTGAATGCAACTACTATTGATATAAACGGTGCAGTAGATATGTCTTCAACTTTAACTGTCGCTGATGATGTTAACTTTGATTCTAATACTTTATTTGTAGATGCATCTGAAAGTAAGGTGGGGATAGGCACAAGCTCTCCAACACTTGCAACAACCCAAATCCAAGATGGTGATTTAGCTATAGTTGCAAATTCAGCAGATGCTAATTCTAAATCTATGTTATTTTATAAATCAAGAAATGCGACTGATGCTGGACATACAATTGTACAAGATGGAGATGATTTAGGAATAATAAAATGGGTTGGATCTGATGGAGGGGATTGGATTAGAGCAGCTCAAATATTAGCAGAAATTGATGGCACTCCTGGCGATGATGATATGCCTGGAAGAATTGTTTTTCAAACAACACCAGATGGTGGAATAACTCCAGCCGAAGCTATGAGGATAAACAGCTCTAAACAAGTTACAATGCAATCAAGACTTACACTTGCAAATGATGGAAGCGATAATGGTTTATTCTTAGGTGGTGGTTGGCAAATATTTGATAATGCAAGTGAAGCTTTTGGAACTGCTGGTGATTTAGTTTTTTATCATGGTGCATCAAGAGTGGTAATGACTGATACTGGAGAAATGGGTATTGGTGGAACGCCAGACACGATTCTTGATTTACATGGTGCAAGTGGTACATCTCCAATATTACAAATGAGAAATCTAACACATGAGGATAATGATACTGGCAGAGAAACATCCTTAAGATTTTCTGGTGAGCGTTCTGGTGGAGAGGCAGTATCTAATGCACAAATCTCTGGACATCATGATGGAAGTGCTGACGATGATGATGGAATGTTAATATTTTGGACTAATACTGGTTCTGGATTAAGTGAAAAATTAAGAATTAATGCTGAAGGTAAGCATACAATTTCTGCAAATAATGATGGTGACTATGGATTATTTGTTAATAATAGCCATGCTACTGGTTGGGGAGTTAGAGTAGCAGCTGGAGCTGATAATGGTGATTATATAATTAGAGGACAAAATGAAAATGGTGATGAAAAATTTATTGTAACATCAGCTGGTGAAGTTGGTATTAATAGACTTCCACAATCTTCTTTTGAATTTGATATGTTACCTGCAAGTGGAAATGCCAATTTTAGAATGGCAGCTACTGCAACTAATCAAGGTTCAAGAATGAGTTTACAAGCTCATAGTGGAGATAAAAATCAAATAGAATTTTGTGATTCTTCAGACCAAGCTCAAAAAGGTGCTATTGATTCAACAGTTTCTTCTGGAGAAATGGTTATATCTGCAACTGGAGATATAAAACTTTCATGTGGTGGTAGTAACTCTGTTTATTCTTTAGGTGCTGGAGGAACCACAAATACTGCATTTGGTCAACATGCTGGTAACGCATTAAATGGTAGTTCTGGTTTTAATACTTTATTTGGTATAGAGGCAGGTGGGGCAATTACTTCTGCTCAAAATAACACTTTGGTGGGTTATCAAGCTGGTAAGACAATTACAAGTGGAGGAAATCATAATACTGCTGTAGGAGTTAATGCTCTAGTTTCTTTGACAGATGGCGATGAAAATGTCGCTATTGGTGCTAGTGCAATGTTAAATGCAATAACTTGTACTAACAACGTAGCAGTAGGTTCTGATGCAGCTTTAAATTTTGCTGGCAGTGCTACTGATAATGGCGAAGATAATAATGTAGCTATCGGTCAACAAGCTATGAGAAATGTTGATGGTGGTTCAAACAATAATGCTTTAGTTAGGGGCAATATAGCTATTGGTAAAGAAACATTGATGGGTGGAGATTTTGGAAGTTCAGATTTAAATTTAGATTATAATATTGCTATAGGTCAATCAGCTTTAAACAGTACGGGTACTAGCCAATTAACTGGAGTTATTGCAATTGGAGCAAGTGCAGGTACAGCTATTAATAGTAATGATGCATCTGGAACTGTAATTGTAGGTCATCAAGCAGGTATGGCAATAACATCTGCACAATATAATACTTTTATTGGACATGAAGCTGGAAAAGTTATACAAACTGGTGACGAAAATGTAGCTGTTGGATTTAATTCTGGGGCTGCTTTAATTGGAAATAAAAATACTTTACTTGGTTATCAAGCTGGAGTATCTCTTAATGGAATTGGAGATACTAACAATACTCTTATTGGAAGAAGTGCTGGACAATCAATATCAAACAATAGTAACAATACTATCGTTGGTGCAAATGCTGATGGTACAAATACAAGTAATGCAGGTATATTTGGTAGCAATGTTGTTGGAGCTTCTAATGCATTTACTTGTGGGCAAGGAAGTAATGATTTTCAAATTGCTAATACTGGTAATTCAATATCTAATCCTTCTGATAGAAGAATTAAAAGAAATATTGAAGATTCAACTCTTGGTCTTTCGTTTGTAAATGATTTAAAACCAAGAACTTATAATTGGGCATTAAAAGGTGATTTACCAGAATATCATAGCGATTATGTAAAAGATAGTACGGAACAATGGAGAAATGACAAAAAAGTTCATGGATTTATAGCTCAAGAATTAAAAGAAGCCATTGATAAAGCTGGTGATGACGTTGGTGATGGTTTTGAAGCATGGGGTATAAATGAACACAATGATTTACAAAGAGTTTCTATGATAAGTATGATACCAGTATTGGTAAAAGCAATTCAAGAACTATCAGCAAAAGTAACAGAATTAGAAAATAAATTAGGAGAATAATATGTTTAGATATTTAAATTACAAAACACTTAAATCTAATGGCAAAATATCATTTGCTAAAGATGCAGATACGGGTGTTATCACTAAAACTCAAAAACAATATGATGCGAGTACTGGTGAAGCAATGGATGATAATGTACAACCAATTGAGATTAAACAAGTTGAAAGAGAAATAGTACAAGTTAAATCTCAACTTGCAGATTATGAATCAAAGTTATCTAATTTAGAAGAATTAGAAAAAGACTTAAAAGCATTATAGTGAATAATTGTGAATGTTGTTGTTGTTGCAGTTGCAAGAATGACTGAGAGGTTTAACAAATTTTTTTATGGATTCTTATCTGCTTGTTTACTGATGATTATTTTTGTTAGCTGTGCTGACGAATTTTATTTTGGTAAAAGCAAAGAAGACCTGAACGAAGAATTAGTAAGATCTATGTTTGAATTAGATTCGCTAATGATGAATATGAGAATAACGCTAGGAGATTCTAGCATAATAGAAAAATAGGAGATAAAATGGCAAAAGAACAAAAAAAAGAAGCTATTTTAAAAATAGACGAGAAAGAATATTTAATAGATGATTTAACTCAAGAGCAAAAGATCATGGTAGATCATGTTTCTGATTTAGAGAGAAAGATTAATTCATCTACTTTTAATCTTCAACAACTTAACTTTGGAAAACAAGCTTTTATTGATGCACTAAAAGCATCTTTAGAAAAGGATTCTGAAGATAAAGAATAAATGATAGGATAGATAATGTTCGAAACATACGCAGAATATGGAGCTGTAGGGGTAGTAATAGTACTATTTGGTTACATGGTTTTAAATTTAATGTCTAGTCAAAAACTTCAAAACGAAGATTTGGATTTGATAAGACAAGCTAATGCAAAACTAGAAACTAAAATGAGTAACGTAGAGAGCATTGTCTTAAAAATGTTAGATAGGTGGAACAAGTCAGATGATACAAGTCAAAGACATAGAGAAGCCATTGTATCTGAACTAAATGATGTAACAGATGACCTATCATACATCAAGGGAAGGATGAATGGTAAATCATAATGATTGATACAACTAAAACAGTCGCAAATGGTATTGTTGGAGTTGGAGTCTGGTGGGTAAACTTGCCAATGACTTTGCAGATGGCTGTTTCACTTGCTACATTAGTGTATTTAGTAATTAAAATAAATAATGAGATCAGGAGAAAATAATGATTCAAAAAATGATTATGGAATATTTGTTTAACGATGATAACAAAGCAAAGATTATTGACGAACTAAACAAGAATGTTAACATACCTATTATTAATGAAGATACAGAAGAGAAAGTCATAGCTGCTATCTACAATGTATTTGAAGATGTAATGGGAAAAGTCTTAAACAAGTAATGCCTAGATTTAGTACAAGAAGTAAATCAAGGTTAAATACTTGTGATGAAAGACTAATAAAACTTTTTAAAGAAGTTGTAAAGCATTTTGATTGTACGATCATAGAGGGACATAGAGGTCAGAAAAAACAAGATGAAGCATATAATAAAGGAAATAGCAAAGTTAAATTCCCTAATGGTAAACATAATAAAAGCCCTAGTGTTGCTGTTGATGTCGCTCCCTATCCTATTGATTGGAGGGATCGTGATAGGTTTCACTACTTTGCTGGTTATGTTTTGGGAATTGCTTCCCAAATGGGAATCAAGATAAGATGGGGTGGAGACTGGGATATGGACACCCAAACCAAAGATAATAACTTTGACGATTTAGTTCACTTTGAGATTAAGGAATAATGCCTAAACAGTTTAAAACATATAGTAGATTTGATGGTGGTCTTAATACAAAAACAAACTCTAGGTCTATACAAGATAATGAGTTAGCACAAGCTGACAATGTTATTGTAGACGAGTTTGGTGTAGTTAAGTCTTGTGGTAAATTTATTGAAAATACTAGTAGTGGTAAAGACTATCAAGCACCTAGTGTTGGTAGCTTAAATGGAGATAGTGCTGGATATGGATTATTTCAATCTAGATTTGATTATAATCAAGCTAATAGCAATACATCTGTAATATCTACTTTTTATGCAGATCCAGATACTGGCTCAAATGTTGTTGTTGATCGCTCAGATGGTCATGGAAATACTTTTGCAGATGCTATTGATTTGGGAGCTGTTACTGGAACTAATCAAGGAAAAGTTATATATCATATTGCAGATGGGATAATAAGAGCTTGTGATACAAACATTAACAATACATCTACAACTATTAGAAAGTATGGGCATTTTTTAACAGAAAAAAGATGGAAAGACTCTTCTGGTGTAGATAAAACTCCTGGAGGATATGGAGGTGCTAACGGATTTTCAGACCTCGATTCAAAACTAAGTAAACCAACAAGAGGTCTTTGTAGCAAGGGAATGAGAGCTAGTGTATCTAGTGGAAGTGATACTTCGTTAACGTCTGGAACTGCTGACTCTTTTCCTGCATCAACTGATACAGAACTTGATAGTGGTGTTTATCTTGCTGTTAATAGATCAGATCAATCTGTAGATACAATTTCAAGCAGAACCAATACTACTGTTTTGGTTACTGGAGCTGGTTCAGCTACATTTACTGGAGGTGAGCTTTATGGTGTTTATCCACCTGGAGGTACTGGTTTTAATTTAGATTTTTCTACTTCAGGTGGTCTTGGTGGTACTTGGGTTGCTGGAACTTATGAGTTTGCAATTACATTTTTATACGATGGGGATCAAGAGTCCTTACCTTATATT